GGCGACCTGAGTCAGAGCGGCCACCGATTGCTCGTAGCTTCTGGTCTCCTTTGGGGTGTAGGTAACTACTCCGCCACTCTTGGTCCTGCCGAAGCGCGGGCGAGCCTTTCCAACAGGCTTGCCGTCGATAATCACCTCAATCATTTTTCAACCCCGCAAACTTGTGAATCTTTTCCACGATCAGAGACGGCGTAAAGGACTTTCTTCCCAAGTACCGCCCAAGCGTGTTGCGATGAATGCGCAATTTCTTTGACGCATCAGAAAGCGTATACCCGCGCTTGCGCAGGTTTCGAGCGACTATCGCGCGATCATCCCATGATGAGCAGGCCATTGAGTCAAAAAAAACTTGCCCCTTCGTTTTCTTCTCAATTACCTTGAGCCACTTTGGCGACGGAACTCGCGACCCGTCCGCCCACCTGCTCACGGCAGCGCGAGTGCAGCCGCACATAGCAGCGAACTTCTCGTGGGTCAAGTTATTTTGAATCAGCCAATCCTTCAGGGTCATTGCAGCCTCCTTAATAGGTGACATTTTGCCACCCCTTGCATTCCGTCACAAGTGCCGCTATAGTCTCCCCCGTCGAAACCTGAAACCTGAAAAGGAGCCTGAAAAATGCCGAGAAGCGAAACTGAAATTGCAGCCGAACTGTTTGAGCTTGACCGAAAGCGAAAGCAACTCGACCAGCAGCGGCTGGCGCTTGAAGAGGAGATTGTGGCCATCCTCGGGAAGCGTGAAGAAGGAAGCAAGACCCACTCTGTGGGCGACTTCAAGGTCACCATCAACGCCAGAGTCAAACGCAGCATTGACTGGGAGAAGTTTGACGAACTGTCATACAAAATCCCGCAGTCGCTGTGGCCTGTCAAGCGAGCGCTGGACGAGACTGGCATCAAGTATCTGGCGAACAATGAGCCAGCCATGTACAAGATGCTAGCTCCTGCCCTGACGATCAAGGAAGGAAAGACTGGCGTTTCAATCGTCATGGGAGCATGAGCATGGCTATTTCAATGAGCAGTTTGAGAAAGACGGGCGTTGCTCGCCCGCCGCGTGTGGTGGTGTACGGCACCCACGGTATCGGCAAGAGCACGTTCGCAGCGCAGGCATCCGAGCCTGTTTTCATCCAGACAGAGGAAGGCTTGGACGCGATCAACGTCACGGCGTTCCCGGTGTGTCAGTCGATGAGCGACATCATGGACGCGATTGGCGTTCTCGCCTCGGAAGATCACCAGTTTGGGACGGTCGTTCTTGACTCTGCGGACTGGGCCGAGCAGTTGGTCCACAAGCAGGTCGCGGCCGATAACAACGTGGCGTCGATTGACGCGATTGGCTACGGTCGCGGATACAAGGCGGCAACCGAGTACTGGCGGCAGATTCTCGATGGATTTGACCATCTTCGCAACACGAAGTCGATGCAGGTAATCCTTCTGGCGCATACGCAGGTCAAGAGGTTTGATGACCCCTTGGCTGACCCGTATGACCGTTACCAGCTGGACTTGCATCACGGCAGCGCAAGCCTGATTTCAGAGTGGTGCGACATTCTGATATTTGCCAATCAGCAGTACTCGACTGTCAAGACCGATGTAGGGTTTAACCAGAAGGTTACCCGCGCGGTGGGTACGGGCAATCGCGTACTGTACACGCAAGAGCGTCCGGGCTGGCAGGCGAAGTCTCGCTGGGCAATCCCTGACATGATCCCCCTCAACTACGCATCTTTCGCTGACGCACTCAGCAATGCAATGACCAACGTAACCGGAGAGTAAAATGGCACACTTGAATTTGAATCCTGATGACTTCAACAACCTTGACGACATCCTGCCCGCTGGCGAGTACCAGATGCAGATTGTTGATTCCGCGCTGCGGGATACGAAGGCCGGGAACGGTCAGTATCTGTGGCTGGAGTTCTTGGTTCTCGGCCCGAACTACGCGGGCAGCAAGTTCTGGGAGAGGCTTAACCTCTTCAACCCGAACGAGACCACTGTCAAGGTCGCTCGAAAGCAGCTGTCCAACATCTGCGCTGCCCTGAAGTTCGATAACCTCCCCAACGATTCTGTGCAGTTGCACAACAAGCCCCTGCGCGTTGTGATCACTCACAAGGAGAACAAGCTGGGCGGTCTCGACGCGCGTGCGGCGTATCATCCGCTGAACGATTCCGCGAATGCGGCCGTGGCGGCTCCTCGCGCGGCGGCTCCTTCTTCGGCTCCTGCGAAGCCATGGGAAAAGCACCGCAAGTAACCAGTCGGGCGCGGCACCTTGGTGAGCCTAACCCCACTCCCTGAGAGCGCTGGGGTGTCGCGCCCTCTTCTTTGAGGGCAAGCATGAAAACCATAGTTCATGTCAATCAGCACGCAGTCCGCCGAAACATCAAGGCGGAGACAAAAGAGCCTGTGCTGACCGTCAAGACATACAAGTCCAATCGCTACGCCAACGAGATTGCCATTCGCGGCCCCTCGAAAGTGGTGTACAGCCCTGACAAGCCACTGTCTTGCGGCGCTCGCGTTTGGATCGAGACAGAGTATCCAGTCGAGATCATTTCCTGATGGCAAAGCTACCAGACATTGAAGACCCGACGCTGCGGGCGGTTGATTTGGCCATGGAGGCGGCTCAGAGGTCTGAGCCTCGCGGGTATCTTGGTGCGTCAGCGATTGGGGATAGTTGCAATCGCAAGCTGTGGATGAGCTTCCGTTGGGTCAAGCGGTCTTTTATCGCGGCCCCGGGACTCCGCAGAATCAACGATGGGCACCGTGGAGAGCTGATCGTTGCGCAAATGCTGCGCGCCGTGCCCGGAATTTCGCTGTCAACAGAAGTGGCTCCCGGAGTTCAGCACTCATTTGAGGACTTGGGCGGGCACTTTCGAGGAAACTGCGACGGGTTGATAACTGGCCTTTTGCAAGACCCGCAAACGATGCATGTTTGGGAGTGCAAAATCGTCAATGAGCAGAAGTTCAAGAAACTTCAGAAGTTGAGGGACACCGACCAGTCTACTGCGCTGAAGAACTGGGACCCGGTGTATTACGCGCAAGCCATCATGTACATGCATTATTTCAAGGCTACGCGGCACTACCTGACCGCAGGTTCTCCGGGCGTGCGGGACCTGACCAGCGTTGTGACTGAATACGACAAGAAAGAAGCCGAGAAGTTGATTGAGCGCGCAAAGCGGATCGTGTTCTCCTCTCGGCCTCCCCTGAAAATCAGCAATGACCCGGCGTGGCATGAGTGCAAGTACTGCACTTTTCACTCGCTTTGCCATGAGCGCGAGATGCCGCAGCGGAAGTCATGCAGGACTTGCTTGCATAGCACGGCGCTTGAAGACGGAAAGTGGAAGTGCGAACTCCACCAAAAAGAACTTGATCTGAAAGATCAGGAGGCGGGCTGCGATAGTCACTTGTTCGTTCCGGACTTGATCCCCGGGGAGCAGGTCAACGCTGGCCCTAACTGGGTTGAATACAAGATGGAAGGCGGAACAGTATGGATAGACACAGCGAAGTAAACGATCAAGAAGACCCGGCGGTTTTTCAGTTAACAGATGATGAAATGATTCTCTTGCTCAAGGGGCTGGACCTGTATGGGTATGCCTTAATCATGTCCGAGAACATTGTTGGGCTGATAGAACTGAAGCGTCTTGCCAAGAAGCTTCTTTCTCAGCTGCCTAAACCGGAGTTGAACTCGTGATTACTCTTAGGCCATACCAGTCAGAATCAATTGAATCTACCCTTGCGTACCTTGGGGACAACGACGGTAATCCGCTGATCGTCCTGCCCACCGGCACAGGCAAGAGCGTCGTCATTGCGGAGTTTTGCAGGCAAGTTCTTCAGCGATGGCCTGACAGCAAAATCCTCATCGTCACGCACGTTCGCGAGTTGATAAAACAGAATCACGACGAACTGAAAAGTCTGTGGCCGGAAGCGCCAGCAGGGATCAACTCAGCCGGACTCAAAAAGCGCGAGTACGATCCGGCTATCGTGTTTTGCGGTATACAGTCCGTCTTCAACAAGGCGTCGCGTTTTGTGAAGGTAGATTTGGTTTTGGTAGACGAAGCGCATTTAATTCCGCGTAAGACCAACACCATGTACCAAAAGTTCCTCAACAACCTGAAAATTATGAACCCGTATGTTCGGGTGATTGGGTTGACTGCTACGCCATATCGCCTTGACTCAGGAGTGCTTCACTCGGGCGACGGGGCGCTGTTTGACGGCATCTCTTACGAAGCCGACCTCAAGGACATGGTGGAGCAGGGCTACTTGACGCGCCTAGTCTCAAAGCAGCCCAAGACCCGACTGGATGTCTCGCGGGTCAGTATCCGGGGCGGTGAGTACGTGCAAAGCGAGCTAGAGAAAGCCGTCAACCAAGCCGATGTCAACGAGTCGGTGGTCCGCGAGATCATCACGTATGGGGCCGACCGGAAGTCTTGGCTGATCTTCTGTTCAGGCGTTCAGCACGCTAGCAACGTGGCTGAGATCGTCAGACGCTACGGAGTGAGTTGCGAGACTATCTTTGGCGATACGCCGCTAGCCGAAAGAGACCGGATCGTCCGCGAGTTCAAGCAGGGTAAGATTCGCTCCTTGGCCTCCATGGGCGTGCTGACAACCGGGTTCAACGA